CCTGAAGATGGAGTCCTTATCGAAAGATCCAATCGAAGTGAATGGCTTGACAACCCATTAGAAGGCCTCGATATTGAAATCGAAAAATTGATGAAGGATGTAAAAAATAACCGCTCTTAGCTCAGCTGGATAGAGCAACGGCCTTCTAAGCCGTGGGTCGCAGGTTCGAATCCTGCAGAGCGGGCCAAATTTGTAAAGTCCTAAGTACGACTAACTCGCGGGGTACAAAGTTAGAAGCATGGATTGCTTACTATACCACGTCAGGTGAAGAAGGGAAAACTGCTTTTTTTGTGGACGTGGCTGATCGGTAAGGCGACAGACTGCAAATCTGTTTTAGGTAGGTTCGATTCCTATCGTCCACTCCAATATCGGAGTATAGGTCAGTCTGGTAGACCGCTGCCTTTGGGAGGCAGATGTCGGTGGTTCGAATCCATCTACTCCGACCAATATCGCTCGCGTGATGGAATTGGTAGACATAACGGACTTAAAATCCGTAGGCTATAGTAGCCGTGCCGGTTCGAGTCCGGCCGCGAGTACCAAATTTATATAGGAACAGTATGGAATTTCAAAAACCATATAAGAAAATAATGAAGGCTAACAAAAGCATATGTCCTGTTGCATTTCATGAAATATATGCAGACAATGCTGGAAGATATCGTCTTTGTTGCCACGCTAGACCTATTCCTGAGCATGATGCTTTTACAGAACAAAATACTTTACCTTTTGATTTTTTTCTTTCGCAGGCTATGGAAGATATAAGACTAAAAATGATGGAAGGTGAAAAGATTCCTGAATGTAGGACATGCTATCAAATTGAAAAAAGATCTGGAACTTCTTATAGAGAAAAGGCCTTTGAAAAGTTTGGCCTCGATGATACAATAAACAATATCACGCTTAAAGTTAGAATGTTTGGTAACTTTTGCAACCTAGCCTGCTATATGTGTCATCCATACAACTCTACAACTAGGCAACAAGAACTTGATCAGGTTTTTCCAGAATCTGACAAAGAAAATTATGACAAATTTATTGCAAGGGACTTAGCACAAATTGCTAGTCGAAACGTTAAGTACAAAGACTGGCAAGAATACCTTAAGCATGTAATAGAAAATATCCATTTAATTGGCAAGCTACAAATGATGGGCGGAGAAACTTTACAGTTGCCTAAGTACTGGGAATTTTTAGACAAAATTCCTGATGAACATGCTAAAAATATTTCTGTCGGCCAAGAAACAAATTTAACAGAAATTAGGTACAAAAATAAAAGCCTACTTGATTATGCAAAAAAATATAAAAAATTTTATTTAGGTGTTTCTGTAGATCATTTTGGCGACAAATTAGCATATATGAGATATCCTATTGATGTAGAAAAATTTGAAGCTAACCTACATGAAATTCAGGAATACGATACTATTAAACACAACTTAAACGTTAGTGTATCAGTTCTTAATATAGATGACTTATATGAGATTAAAGAATACTACTTAAATAAATTTAAGATAAAAGGAGATATTACCTTTAGCAATATTGTAAGAGGTCCTTTATATTTAAGTATTAGAAATCTTCCGGATAGTCTTAAACAAAAATACATAGACAAATATGAAAAAGATTTTCCGTACGTTACATCGGAATTGAAACGTGATCCAGTCCACGAATTTGACACGTTTTACACATATTGCGATAAGTTGTCCTTACATCGCAGTATGGATTGGAGACCACTATGGAAGGACTTTATTAATATGTTAGAAGGAGAAAAAAATGAATAGAATGCATTGGAAGTGCTGGGTAGGCACAGCAGTTTTGATCGGCATTGGTGTTCTTATCGGTTTGGCGCTATGATCAAATATTTTAAGAATATCATTTGGAGAATTAAAAAGGAGATTGCTTTTCGAAAGTCTATTAAGGCTAGAAGAAAAGCAGATCCTTTTATTTATGAAAAGGAATAAAAATGCCAAACCTTCACGTATATGGTGACTCATATGTAGAGTCACCTATGCCCGATTATTTGAGATTAGTGAAATCAGGCGAACAACCTGGACCGTGGTACTATGAGGTTGGTAAAGGACTTGATGTAGATGAGATGTATGTTCATGGCGTCATGGGGTTTTCAAACGAGTCAATCTACGATAAATGGAAAGCGAATCTTCACCAGATAAAACCTGGCGATTACGTTATTGTGGTTATGACAGAGGTTAACCGTCGATGGTTTTTTCCAGAGTATCCAGAGTTTTCAAATCTTGCATTAAAAGGCAAAGAGCATTTTTTCAAAAAAGAAGAAGTCGTAGCGATAAACCAATATCTTAAATATTTAGACAATCCTTCTGTAGGACCTATCATGGCTGATACTATTAGCCAAACAATTGGGTTTAATTGTATGCAAATAGGCGTTGAGCATGCTCTTATCATTCCAGGATTTGCTGCGGTTGAACCATATACTTATTCTCCATACACAAAAAATGTAGGTAATCTTGGATTACCGTGCTTTGCAGAATTTATTAGTGATAAAGTATATCAAGGATGTATGGCAAACACAGAGTCGGTTGATGCTCGATTAAATCATTTATCATGGGTTAATCATGAAGTCATGGCTCGAAAAGCTCTTGCCTCAATTAAGCTTGGCAAAGACCTTGACCTTACAACTGGATTTGAAACAAACATATTCACTAAGCCAGAACAATTTACTGATCTGAATAAAGAAGTGCGACAGTATTGGGATGCAGCCTATGATCCAAATACAGGTAAAAGAATTCTTGAAAAAGAAAGAAATAAAGGTTTACAATACGACAAAATAGTGGTATAATAGATGTATGATATGGACAAATGAACTTAAATGGTTTGGCACTTTATGTTTTCTATCGGCAGCAATTTTGCTGTCTGCAAACGTTGAGATAAGCAAGTATGGATTTTTTATCTTTTTACTTGGCCATTGCATTTTGTCCATGTTGTTTTGGAAACTAAAAGACCGAGCAATGTTCACACAAAACTTTTTCTTTTTGTTTGTTGATTGCTTTGGCATTTATAGGTGGTTTATATCATGACAATGCATTTAGTAAGAGGTATGTCCTCTTTGAATACAAAACGGCGCAAGCAAAAGCGCAAGCCTGGCTGGGAGGCTCGTCAAGCAGAACATGACAAGTGGCTGCGTAAGATGGGTGCTCATCCTGATCAGATCAAGCAAAAGAAAAAGGAATTCAAAGAATATGTACCGTCGAAGCCATACGTCCGTGAAACAACTACATATCCAAGCATCCAGACGTCGGACGTCATTCCAGGAGCATGCCTCAAAAAAGAAAGCCAACGATACACCGGAACACTTATCAAAGGTATTGCAACTATGCATAAATCCAACGCAGTTCCCATCATTGGCGAAGAAGATGCAAAAGAAATAGCTCGAATGAGGCGTGGATGACTTATGTGGATGTTAGTTTTCATAAACGTAATGATGTCAATAGACAGCACCTATCAACCGGTAGTTGAAGGTTGGTGGGAATACGAAACAATGTCTGAGTGCTTCGAAGCGAGAGAAAGATTGAAGCATGAGTTAGGAATTCCAGGACAGCACTTTCCTATTAAAACTCAGGCAATTTGCATAAAGGTTGAGACATGATCACTGAAGCAGTACTTTGTTTAGCATTAAATGTTTATTTTGAGGCACGTAATCAACCTTTAGCTGGTCAGATTGCGGTGTCACAGGTAGTCATGAATCGAGTCGAGTCCGAGTATTTTCCAGATACTGCATGTGATGTGATCACTCAGGGGCCTACTCGACCTTCATGGAAGGATCCTCAAGTAGAGTATCCAGTACGTAATCGTTGCCAGTTTTCTTGGTATTGTGATGGCAAACCTGATGAACCAAGAGAACTCGAAGCTTGGCAAACCTCTTGGACGGTTGCATGGGGTGTGTATCACGATCAAGTCGATGACTTAGTCGATGGTGCATTATGGTATCATGCACACTATGTCACACCTGAGTGGGCGGAAACCAAGCAGCCTACAGCCTTTATTGGAGATCATATCTTTTATAAGAGGAAAGATGATGAAAGTGCTTATTAAAAATCGCTATGGCGATACACAAGGGTTCGAGTGGAACGACTCTGATAAAGGCTACATCTGGACAGGTGCAAAAGCACGAGGCCGTATCTCATTTGATGAAGACAAGAATATCACCTTTTGGGATCCAGAAGGCGGCCCATTCATTGACATTGGAACAAATCTCAACGATATCGACAATGGCCTGTGCGGAATCGTATCTCGTATTGTCGATAGGGACGACACTTTTTTACTGCATATAGAGGAAAAACCATGATTACTTTCACATATTCTCCAGAAGATACTCAATACGATTCTGTTGAAAAGATACGTTTTGAAGTATCTGACCATGCAGATCTCACTGAAATGCTTCAAGCTTATGAACAATTCCTACGTGCTCTAGGCTATTACTTTAATGGACATGTTTCTATAGAGGAAGAAGAAGATGAAACTAGCGATAATGTGTACCCTTTTATACAACCTGACCCTCGAAACCCAAATTCCATCTGGAATAAAGACACATTTTATCGAGGAGATTCGGACTACGATGATACAGATGGGGGCTAATCCGGATCAATGCTACTCTAAAAGGGGTTATTCTAACCCCATACCGTCTTTGCAGATACCCTTCAAGAATCCGAACACGGGAGTGCTTAGAGTAAAAAAGTCGGTGTAAGCCGTTCGGAGAGGGCAGAGTACGACGGACCTACTGGCCGCACTGAGATCGAGAAAAGAAAAAAGTAGTGTACACAGAGGGCATTCTGTGGTATAATAATAGAGGTTGTTGAGGGCGGGGATATAACTATTTTATAAAAAAAACGTAAGTAGTTGTTTTCAAAGGAAATAAAAATGCAAAAAAAGTGCATTTAGGGGTTTACTTTTCATGAGAGTTATGGTAGAATAGTACTATAAAATGGAAAAGGAAATAAAGAATGTTGAAGTTTGAAAACACTGCTCAGATTGGCGATACCATCAAGGCTCACGACTTTGATCCAAAGATGTTGGCCTCTATGGGTGAGACTCCTAAGTATATCGCTGGTAAGGTGGTTGCTAAAGGGATGATCAAGCACCCTGTACATGGTTTTGATATGTACTATGGCTACACCATTGATATCACAGAAGATAGCGCTGGTGGCCATCGAGTAGGTGATCAAGGGTATGTCGCTTTTGAGACAGACTTTATGGAATATGACAATCGTGTTGAATTGGTAGGAGAATAATATTATGATGACTCAAGCACAGATGGACCGTCGTTTAGAGATGATTAAAGAAGCTGCTAAGCGCCTTGAATTTAAGAAGCGTCAACAAGCAAACGCTGCGAAGGTAGCTGCTCGCTCTTACACTAATTCAAAGATGTCAAAGAAAGAAGAGGCTGCATATGCTTCTGATTCTTATTTGGCTCGATTAGATGAGAATCACAATCACTATACTGATGGTAGTAAGTACCTTGCCGAACACTATGGCGATCGTGCTGCTGAACAGAAATCATACGAATCTGATTGGGGTTAATACAATGCAATTGATCTTTGGTATTCTCGTAGGTATTGGTGTGATGGTGATGTTTCCTGAATTTTTTGGGAATGTCACCGAATGTATAGCTAATAGTAAGTAGGCCACCCCACTAGTAATAGAACGTAATGAGTGGACAGCTGGACCGGGGCTTTAGGGGTCCTGGCTGTTTTCTGAGAAAGATTCCGAAATGCATCTAGAAAAAAATTTTTTCACGCGTAAAATGATACTCGAGAGGTACGTCAGAGTAATCGACGATGTGCTTGATATCGATACTTGTAATCAGCTAATCGAGCTTTGCGACAATCATTGTAACGCCGCTAATCGCTATGATTGGAATGGTTATCCTAATTGGCACCAGGTGAATATGAATCGTGAGACACCTGATCATCCTCTGATGAATACTCTATCGATTATGTTTCAGAATGCTGTTGATGCCTATGCCGAAGATGTAGGATACGAAGGTGATTTTATTAATACACCAGACTTCCTTGAGTCTTTACGTATTAAACGGTATTTAGCAAATGGTACAGATCGTTTTGATATTCATGTTGATAGTAGTCAACACGATACTTGTAAACGAGAGCTTGCTATGTTTGTCTATTTGAGTACAAACGAAGATGAGGGTTGGACCGAGTTCGATCCAGATCTTGAGACGAGTTTGAAGATCGAACCTCTCGCTGGAAGAATGGTGATCTTTCCGCCGTGGTGGATGTTTCCCCATAAGGGTCATCCAGTGACGAAGAAGAATAAGTATATGCTTTCGAGTTATTTGCACGTGCCTCCTCGTCAAAAGACAGAAGAAGAGATTAATCAAATAATTATTGAAAATCGAAAAAAATAGTGTACAGTCTGAGCTGACTGTGGTATAATAGATCTATCAAATGGAAAGAGAGTATAATATGAATCGTGATGAAATGAAAGAAATGCTGGCTGAGAATATCTGCGTGTGTACCTTTACGAAAGTAAATGGCGATGAACGCGTAATGGTATGTACACTCAAAGAATCGATCGTGCCTGCGACGACCGGTTCAGGTTCTTCCTCTCCTGTCAATGAAGAGGTGCTTCCGGTGTGGGATGTGCAAGCCGAGGACTGGCGTTCTTTTCGTATAGATAGAGTAAAGAAGTTTCGTTTACTCAAGGATGCAATTAATGGCTGATGATCAAATGATCACCTATCTTCTTTGTACTGCGGTGATTGGTTTTTGTGCATACCAGCTCGGCCGCGGTGCAAAGCGTCACATTATCAATAATACAATTGAAGCGTTGATTAGTTTCAAGTATATTAAGACTCGCAAAGTGAATGGCGAGATTGAAATGATTCCTTATGATGGAGAAAAGTGATGGCTCTACCAAAGTCAACTCGTAAGAAAAAGATTCGTATGCGTGCAAGGACTGGCATTAGTGCCGCTCCTCTTGATCGTGGATATGATGCTTATAAATCGTATGTTCACATGGAGGTTGATAAAAAAGATTCTGCCGAAGTGATGAAGCGATATATTAAAGCAAACTACTCAAAAGAAGAAGTTCGCTTGATGATGGCGAACCCTGAGTGGAAGTTTACGAGTATGTCTCACCATGTTGCAACCGCAAACTGGATTCTCATGGATATGCCACGTGAAGCCTTAAAGCTCAATGGTACAAATGACAAAGGTAGAACTTGGGAAGATGCTCTCAAAGATTATTGTAAAGGTCTAATTGAAACCGGTCGACCTTTAGTTGAGGAAAAAGAACGTGCTGCAAAGGATGCCGCAAACGTTATCACTCTTACTCCTCAGCAAAAGCTTCAGCAAAAAATCGCTCGTACAATTATGCTCGATATTGATATGCTTGAAGACGCGTGGATCGAAGGTGAAAAGACTGAATTGAATGTTTATAATCAATTCAAAAAACATGGATTACCAGGTTCGGCTGTCGCAACAGTGCGGGCGGTGATTGAGGGATGGCTGCTAGATTATGAAGATGCTTACCATAAGCGTTGCGATCAAGCGGTTGAGGGGTACAGCCACCTCACAAGAGCAGAACTCAATCGCCGCATTAAGTGTTGTAAGGCAATGCTTGAAGATCTTGAAAAGATTAAAGCTTCGGCTAAAGCAACTCGTACAGTACGAGCTAAAAAGCCTGTAGCAATTGATAAGCAAGTATCGAAGCTCAAATACAAAAAGGAAGATAGTGATTATAAACTCACATCTATTAATCCTGCTCTTTTAATTGGCGCACGGTGTGCATTCGTGTTCAACACCAAGTATAAAACCATTACCAAGTACGTGAGTGACACTGGATTCACTGCCTCTGGTAGTACTCTTAAGAATGTTAATCTTGAGGCTTCGGTACAAAACTCTTTGAGGAAGCCTGATCAGTTTTTACCATTAGTATTAACTAAGTCAGAAAGACAGATTGAGAAAGCTTGGAGCGAATTAACCACAAAGTCTCGTCAACCTAATGGTAGGATTAATTCTGAAACCATTTTGCTTAGAGTACTTAAATGATTACAGTAATAAAAAAAGAAACTCATGAGGTCATTGTTCGAAAAGAATATCAGATCAATGACCATGAGCTAGAGATTGTTATTAAACGTAAAGGGTTTAAGACAATCAAACAGTTCAAAGAAATATTAAACAATCCAAGTCACAATCGTCATAGGATTGCTTTTCATATCTTTGATAATTATGAACCGGCCAATACTTCTGAAGAGTGGGTGGCTGAACGACGTGATGGGAGACCAGATATTAAATGGAAAGCACTGTAAAAGAAACGTTTTTAACAAAAGCTAGATTTGCAAAGATGGTTGAAAAAACCGTCATTGAAAAAAGAATCCCATACATGGAAGCAATTCTTGATGTATGCGATGTAAAGGGTATTGAACCCGAAGATGTCTCGAAATTTATTTCACCAGTCATCAAAAACAAACTGCAAGCAGAAGCAGAAGCTCTAAACTTTTTGCCAAGCGACAGTAACTCTATCACCTTGGAGTAATATAAATAGGTGTACAATACAAACATACTGTGGTATAATACAGTTAATATTTCAGCAATATACGGAGTAATATATGTCTTTCGAAAATCTAAAGCGCAATCGCGACCAAATCTCAAAACTTATCCAAGCAGCCGAATCGGCCGGTGGTTCTACTGAAAAGAAGAATTACGGTGATGATCGTCTTTGGAAACCTACAGTAGATAAAAGCGGAAATGGTTATGCCGTTATTCGTTTCCTTCCAGCAGCAGAAGGCACTGAACTTCCATGGGTAAGATATTGGGACCACGGATTCAAAGGACCAACCGGTCTGTGGTACATTGAACGTTCTTTAACTTCTATCGGTCAAACAGATCCAGTCGGTGAGTTGAATTCTCGCTTATGGAATTCTGGTATTGATGCAGATAAAGAAAAAGCACGTGATCAAAAGCGTCGCCTTCACTATGTATCAAACATCTACGTAGTATCCGATCCTTCGAACCCTGCTAATGAGGGTAAAGTTTTTCTTTATCAATTTGGTAAGAAAATCTTTGACAAAATCATGGATGTTATGCAACCTGATTTTGCAGATGAAGAGCCGGTCAATCCTTTCGACATGTGGGAAGGTGCAGACTTCAAGCTTAAAATTCGTAATGTAGAAGGTTATCGTAACTATGATAAATCTGAGTTCTCGTCTGCAAGCCAGTTAGCTGAAGACGACAAGCTTGAAGCGATTTATAATCAGATGCACGATCTAAGTGACTTTACTGATCCTAAGAATTATAAGTCTTATGATGAGTTGAAAGCTAAGCTCATGCGAGTTCTTGGTGAAGAGGCTGATGCTGGTTCTCCTACCGTAGTTCAAATGAATAAAGTAAATGAACCTGCTGAGCCAGTTGCTCAGCCGATTACGGCAGAACAAATTAGCGAATCACCAGAAGATGATGATACCTTATCATACTTTAAGAGATTAGCTAACGACGATTAGGTCAGCCAACC